GGCACATTGAACGAACGCCCAAAGTCATGCGCGAACGCAGCCACAACCAACGCGTCCGTTGGGTACGCCGCCACCAAGTCACCATCAGTCCACACCGGTGTCAGATCCAAGTCAGGAGAATCAACGATCGCATACGGGATGCTCACCATCCGGTACGGGTAACCCGCGGCACCCCGCGGCATGTCATTCGTACCGGGGTTGTCCTCATCAATGTCCAACGGCTGCACCCACAACCACGACACATCCCAACCGTCACGCGGCGGGAAGTTCAACAACAGTTGCGACGAATCCGACACCAACAACCTGAGCGCCGGCAGATCCTCCGGGTACACACCGACCCGCAACGACGCGCTGCCGGCACCCCGGTAACCGAACGACCTCGGCACCGGAAACGCCGACTGTGCGACCTCCACCAGTTGCCCGTTCCACGGCAGTTTCCTGCCACCAAGGTTATCCACAAACGCCGGCATCAACGACCGCTCCGGGATTGACGAACTGATCAGCCACGGCGCATCGGAAATCACCCACGCCTCACCACTGACCGCGGACTCATTGCCACCGGCCTGCACCACATACCTAACTGGCACGTTGAACGGCGCATGATAATCAAAACCGATGTAACTGCCACCGGTGATGCGCGGGTTCGTTTCCGTCAACACCCGCCACCGCGTGCCGTCCTCATGCACCCGCAACACCGTGACCGTAGAGCCCTCCGGTGTCGCCAACGGCGCCCCCGTCGTGGACGCAACAGTCAACTGCACCCGCAACAGCACCGTGTCCGCGACAGCCGCCACCGTGAGCGTCACAGCGACTGCATCCCAGCAAGATCCGCAGCATCCAACAAATCCACCATCGTCCCGTTGATCTGCTGCTTCATCATCCGACCAACCGCCACCTGCAACGGGTCCGACGAATCAAGGATGATCTGCACCGGCGCCGTCTGACCTTGGAAACCAGCCTCAAGCGCTTTCGCATGGGTCAGCAGAGCCGACGACTGCGGCGGGGTGAGTACGGCCTCAGGCTTGTTCAGGAAGTTCATCGGCACACCACCCGGCTGCAACCAACCCCCATTGTCATACGCAACACCCCGCATACCCGCCGGGATGCTGCCATACCGGGCGATGGCGTACCGCATACCAGACACAATGTTTGCCAACGGGTCCACAATGTTATTCGACAACGACGGCAACCGGTACGCCGCGAACGTCTGCGGAATCGTCTGCACCAAACCACGCGACGGATACCCACGCTGAGCGTTAATGTCCGTCAAGTTGATCGCATTCGGGTTACCGCTGGACTCCGTGCGGATCTGATTCAACACCGTGTTAGCCAGGCTCGCAGGTTGACCGATCAACCCGAGCCCCTGCAACACCGTCGCACGCCACCGCTCAACGTTCGGGGGGAACACACCACCCGACACCGGTGCCGGCCCACCACCAGGCAACCCAGCGATACCAGCCTGCCCACGCACTTTCGTGAGGATCTTCCCCAACGCCGACTGCGTGTCATCACCCACCGCCGGTGGCTGAGCACCAGCCGCGAACTGCCCCAGCCCTGTCAGGAACGAAATGTGCACGTGGTCACGGTGCTGCAACGTGTCATTGTTCCCACTGGGATGCGAATACGGCGACCACTGCCCGCCCTGGTTGATCCGGTCCCGCCAAATCACATACTTCGTACCAAAACTGTTCGGGTTCTGAATGAACCAGTCCGCGATCTTCGTGCCGGCCGCGATACCCTGCGATGACAGGTAGTTCGCGATCATCACATCAAGGGCTTTACCCATCGGGTGATCCGACCCCGGCACACTGCCACCGTACAAACCACCGATGCTACTAACCCCGGTGAAATGGCCCTCAATGTAAGCCTTCGCCGCCGCAGTGTTCGCAGCGAACGCACCCTTAACACCGGGACCCCAGTTGCCGTTCGACAACGCCCCAACACCAGGACCGGAATCGAACGCTTCCTTGATCTTGTCCCGCGAATACCCAACCAACGCCAACGACTGATTAGCAATCAGGTCACCAGCCTGCTGCCCACCGATCACACCACCACGAGCGAGACCCAGCCCGATGTCACCGAGTCGGCCCTGCTCAGCCAACCGGTTCCACGCGTAAACGGTCGCCTCGCCGCCAATGGCCTTCGTGAACTCCGGGACAAACACCGACTCACCGGAACGCATCGGAGTCAGAACATTGTCACGCCGCCCCGGGTCGGTCCCCGGGATGACACCACCGGCAGCGCGGGGCGCACCCAGATCAATGTTCCCGAGGACCCCACCTGAGGTTGTGCCACCCCAGTTGGTGAACCGCTCGAAGAACCCGTCGATCTCCTTCTTGATGTCAGTGATCCCGGTTTTCACCTTCGTCACCGCATCGTCAATGCCCTTGGCGATGTTGACGAAAAACCCGGAGATGTTCCCCCAGATCGTTTGCACCGTGTCCCACAGCCCGGTGAAGAACTGACCCACCAAAGAGACAGCCGCGTTGAGCGGGGTGAACACGTTATCGCGGAGCCACAACCACACCGTGTTGATCTTGTCCTGAATCCAACCCCACACCGGGTCAACCGTGTTATGGAACAGGTCGGAGAAAAACTGCCCCGTCGTCGTCAACGCATCGTTGATCCAACCAAGCACCGGCTCAACCGTGTGCTCCCACGCCCACGTGAACGCCCCCGAGATCAACTCCCAAGCCGTCTCCACGTAGTTCACGATCTGATCCCAAATCCCCGTGAAAATGGCCTTCACGCCATCCCACGCACGGGACCAGTCACCCGTAAACACACCAACCACGACGTCAATGACGCCTTGGATGATGGTCAGGAAGTTGTCCCACGAGTTCTTCAGAAAATCAAACACCGGCTGAGCCGCGTTCCACATGGAAACAAAGAAATCACCAACCACATGGATGTTCTCAGCCAACCAGTTGAACGCCGGCTTGATCACACCTTCCCAAAGGGAATTAGTGGCGTCCTTGATGAACTGCCACGCCGTGTCAACCGCCTCACGGAACCAATCCACATTGTTGTACGCCCAGATGATCCCAGCCGCGAGCGCAGCGATCGCGACGATCACCAACGTGATCGGGTTCGCGTCCATCACCGCATTCAGGATGCCCTGAGCGACCGCCCACGCCTTCGTAGCGGCCTGCACCAACCACGTCGCCGTGGACTGCGCGAGCATCGCCACCTTCCACGCAGTGAACGCACCCACCAACAGGTAAACCTCCTGGGGGTTCTCCCGGAAGAACCGCGCCAACCAATCCAACGCCGGCACCAGGGTCGCATTCAGAACCGTGATCAGCCCGTCAACAGCGACCTTGATCGCGTCGAACACCAGGTCGAAAGTCGACCAACCACCATCGTTGATCGTCTGCCACGCCTCGTAAAACGACTTACCGATCGACTCGATCGACGGCCACAACTTCTCACCGAGATCCCACAACTGATCCCAGATGTCCTTGACCTTACCGAACACATCCAAACCAACATCCCGCAGCTTGAACATGAAATCAACGAACGGGGAATCCTCCTCGAAGCCCAACCCGCCCTTGAAATCACCACCCGCAAGGATTGACCATGCCTCCTTAAGCGTCGGACCCACCCGGCCGAACAAGTCATTCGCCTTCAACAACCCCGCAACCAGCGGGGAATCCTCTTCACCAATACCCGCCGACGCCCCAGGGAAGTCGCCAGTTCGCAGCACGTTCCAAGCAGCCTCAAGCTGAGGCCTAACCTCAGCGAAAGCAGTGGACGCCTTAGTGCCGATCCCCTCCAACGCTGGGAACAGGTGATCATTCAACGCCGTCACGGTGGCGGTCACGGCCGGCAGGAACGCCGCCCCCAACTTGCCTTTCATGTCGGTCCACTGCGCCGACAGAATCCGCTGCTGGTTCGCCAACCCACCCGACGTGCGCTCAAAGTCGCCCTGCGCATCACTGGTCTGCTTCAAGATCAACGCATGAGACGCCAACACCTTCTGCTGCGGCGTCAACGCATCCTTCGTCGTCGCGATGAGACCCATCGACAACGCCTCTTGCCGCAACGAAGCATCATCCAGCAGCACACCATACTTGCGGAGCGGCTCAGCCTCACCACGCAACCCCGACGACAACGCCTCAATCGCATCCTCAGGCGTCGTATTACTGAAGCTGGCCATATCAACCGCGAGCTTCGCCATACCAGTCGAGAAATCAGCCTGATCCTTACCCGCAAGACCAGCCGACTTCCCGAACACACCAAAGTTCGCAGCAGCGTTCTGAGCCTCCAGCGACGACAAACCAAGCGCCTTCGCACCCTGCGACGCGAACTTCTGAACCTCAGTATTCGCATCACCGAACACGGTTTGCATCTTCGTGCCAACCTCGGCCAGATCACTCGCCTGCGCCACAGCGTCCTTAGCGAAATCACCCACCTTCACAGCGGCAAACGCACCCGCAAGGACCCCAGTCAGCTTCTTAGCCGACGCACCGAACCCAGATGAGTAACCTTCACCCGCCTGCTGACCGGCGCGCCGCGAATCGACCCCGCGCATCTCGCGGTCGATCAGCGCTTGCAACCCGCGCATCGACGGGGTGATGTTCAGGATCCCCTGAGCCACTTCCACCGGCAACCTGATCACCACCTTCCATCGTCTGTTCGGGTTCCGAGTTCCACAACTCCCAGAACTCACTCACCTTGACTGTGCTACCGGCGCCGAATGCTAGGTCGTCGGTTTTCTCTTCAACCCCGGGACGTTGGATCGGTTTGGGGCGTTTGTTTTTCTTGGTGTCGGAGTTCAACCAGGCGATGAGCGCGGAGTAGTCGAGGACACCGGCGAGTAGGTGATCGGTGACGGACCAGGACGCTTCGGCGCCGAGCGCTTCACGTGCGACGGCTGATGTGCGTTGCGAGTATTTGATCATCGCGAGCAGTGCCCGCCAAGTCACCCGGGCCGGCACGTCACTAAGCGTGAATCCTTTGTCCAGTAGGTCAGCCTCGACCGCCTCCCACTGGTCTCGTGGGAGCGCGTGGAGGCTTAGGAGTTTCCCAACTGAACACCCGAGTGGTCGCCCCACGCTTCCATGAACTCACCAAACTCGACCATGTCCAACTGTTTGATCAGAGCCAACGCTTCGGGGTCATCGCCGGCGGCGAGTTTCACGAACAGCATCGACTCACGCGCGTTCTTCACCCGCGGGTTCTCAATGGACTCAATCTCCATCATGTCCCACGCATTCGGCGCCTTCGCCTTCGACAACGACGGCACGGTGATCTCACCAACCGACGAATCGTAAACGAAGTCATCATCAGACCCAGGCCCGCGCTTCGTCGCGGGTAGTGCTTTCTTAGCAGGCATTTCGCAGGAGGGCCTTTCAGTAGTTAGCAGGAGTTAGCCCGTCCGGCGCGGGCCCTCCTGCGTGAGATTGCACGCCGGACGGTTCAGTTAGGCCACCTTGCGGTGACGTGCGCGGTCGCACTCACGACAGGAACGGCGGTTTACCGTCCCACCGTTGCGGCCCTTGACGACATCATGCCGAGTGTTCTCTTCGTTGAACTCATGCCCACTGGGGCAGTGCGTTCTACTCGCTCGGCTTCTCCCATGCGGGACGGTGTCCAGCATGTTCTCTGATCGAGTGCCGTAACGCAGATTGCCGACCTGGTTGTCAAGTCGGTCACCGTTGTTATGACAGACATCGAGTCCGTCCGGCCGTGGCCCGATGAACATCTCAGCGACAAGGTGGTGTACGTACCGCTGCGCCCTGTTGGTGAGATTCACATGCAGGTAGATGTTCTTACCAGTTCCGGTGCGCTGCGGCTTCAGCACCTTGCTTTGACGGCGATTCCCGGGGAGGGACCTAACGCGCCCGAGGTTCGAGACCTGATATTCACCCTCGAACCCAGCCACGTCACGCCATATCTCGTTATTCGTCATGCCTAGTTCAACGTGAATCTCCCCGGAATCATTCCGTCATCACGCACTAAATACCCCATCGTCCGTATAGATATAGATACTGTTGCCCGTGTCATCGGGGTAGCACTCGCCCGTCAGTTCCCACTTCACCGGGTCGTTCCTGGTGAAGCTGATGTCCCCGCGTTCGGTGATCTGCATCTTGGGGCAAACGATCCTGACCTTGCGGGCCACGTCCAGGATGTTTGAAATCAACGACACGGGCGGGTTCTCGATGGCGTTCAGCTTCAACGCCTGCAACGTGCCCGTTGAGACGGTCGGCGCAGTGGTCGTGAGGTTCGCCGCACCGTAGGTCATCTTCAGGACTTCGGTGTTCGTTTCCAGGCACGTGAATTTCACGGTGCCAGTGAACTTCGACAAGAATGTGCGGATCTGGTCGCCGCCCCAGTCGTTGATCTTCACCCAGTCCGTTGCCTGGGAGATCACGAAGCCAGACTCATCGATGTACCCCAGGTCTTTGAATGCGACGTTGGGCGCGGTGACGGTTGCGGTTGGGAGTGCGGTACCCACGGGGGCGACCATGATGGCGCCCGACGTGGCCCGGTCCGGTGAGCCAACAATGACGTTGGCCGTGTTCGGAGTGCCTGGCATGGTTTCCCCTTCGGGTTCTGTGCAGGAGGGCCCAGAAGGTCAAAGCTCGGTCAGACCAGAACGGACAACCGCAAATACAACTGCTTCGTGAAGACGTACCGTGCGGCACCAGAATCGGGGTCCGGTTGCCACACCAACCCACCAACCTCAACGACCCGCGAACACCGCGAGTCAAGGTCAGGTAGGGAGTTCAACAGGGCCTCAGTCAAGGACCCGAGATCCTCCGCGGCCAACTCGTCCGGCGCCCAACACTCAAACGTCAGCATCGGGGCGTACCGGGCAACGTCAGGGCGCATACCACCCATCAACCGCACCTTCGTGAACCGCGGCGGGCGGGGGTCACGGATCTTGGAGCCCACGCCGGCCGACTCACCCCGAGCCGTGTACTGCGCCTTCAGGAACGCCACCACGAACCCGACCCCCGACGGTGCACGCAGGATCTCAACCACCTTGAACCGACCCTAGTGCTTGAACCAGCCCGTGGTTCCGGGCTTCCCTGACATGCGCCCGCACGTTCGTGGTCTTCACTGAGACACGGTTACGGGTGCGCCCTTCGTAGTCCTCGATTTCGAGGTCTTCCGGGTGTGGGTGGGCGGCGACGACCATGTCCGCGACGTCATGCAACGCCGACATCACCTCTGGCGACTTCAGGATCTTCGCCAACTCGGTGTGGTTAAGGCGGATATCATTACCGGCCATCAGCCGTCCGCCCTTTCCAGTGTCGCGACGGCGCCAGGTTCCCACCCGGTGAACGGTGAACGCCACACAGCGGGGTCACCATCCACCCGGTACAACAGGCCACGCACGGTCACAAGCGAACGTGCGGTGATCACGGTGCCGGTGGGTAGGAACACCCTCGGCCTCGTCACAACAGCTTCACGGCCAGGCTCAACCGTCTCAACGCT